TTATCAGGCTCTAAGTAACTTGGTTCGTTACCACATCTAATTTTGATCTTATCCCAGAAAGCTGAATTATCAGGTTTCAGTAATTTAATCTTATTCCAGAACTGCTCATCTGTAGGTTCTACTACGTTTGCTGCTAATTCTTTCTCTAACTGAGCTACAACTACACGAATCTGCTTAATCTTAGCTTCTTGTTCTTCTGCAGGTAGCCCTTTAACATCTGGAGAAAACTCATTTAATCCAGTGATGTATCTTACAATACCGTTAATCTCTAGACAAGCTAATTGTTCCTCGTGGAACGCTCCGTCAAAAAGACTTAACCCATACTTCTGTAATCCCATATTGTCTACATTAGCATCAAAGAATGGTCTAATGGCAATAGTAGATTTCTTGTTTTGTGGATACTTTTCCACGATTGTTACTCCGCTCATGTTTGGTTTGTTTGGTTTTTACTATAACTGGTCACAATATATGACCTTTTATATTTAGAACCTATTAGAAGTTGCGAACTTCCCATGTGATCAGTCATGGTACGCGTACAATAGGTGACCTGGGGATACTATCCACAGGGTGGTAAAATGACTCAGACTAGTGAGGGTGTTTTAGCCAGTTAGACTGGTGTCCGCTATCCTTTCTGAGTACTGTTACTTTTATATCTTTTGGCAGGGGATTTTAACCCCCTGCCTCAGATACTATTTTTAGAATGATCCTCCAGTAACTGGGTTTCTCATAACAATCTTCAACACCTTAGTTGGGTCTTTTACCCAGATTGCTGGCATTGTTTGTGTCATGAATACACGGTAACCGTTAAACTGTCCAGAAGACTGGAAGCCTTGAGTACGACCCATGTAGTCCATTGTACCGTTTTGGTAGAACCACTTCAATTGATTATCCCAAGATAACTTCAACAAGAAGATGTTGTCGTTAGTGTTCTCAGTAATATCAAAGATAATGAAATTGTAAGAAGATAATGGGAAACCATCAATGATTGGGTTCTCAATATCATTAGTGTGGATGTTATCAAACGCTGGGTTCAATACAAACTTAACGTTAGCCAAGAAAGGAATAACGTATTGAGTGTATGCAAAACCAAAGTTTAAGTCCATACCTTTACCAGTGATAGCTCCTACCTCTGATGCATTAATTACTAAGCCAGAGTTGATAGCTTCACGCTTGATAGCTTCGTTAACAAGCTTCATACCACCAAGGCCAGTTTGTACAACTAACTCACGCTTAGGATCTGGACCTTGGAATTCAACCTTACCATTAAAGAAGTTGAAGATCTCAGATTTAAACAAGTCTAAGTTGAATGAACCTTTGTTGTAAATACGCTTGTAAGAGTTATCTAACTGCTTCCAAAGACCTACAGATAAACGAATATCATCTGGACCATCTTGCTTAACCTTACCACCTTGACCCCACATTAAGTAAGTTTCAATGTCGTTAGCAATCTTAGTCAAATGAGCTGCTTCCATAGAAGTTAAGAATGTACGAGTAAGCTGTCCTGATTCGTAAGCTTTCTTTACATAATCTTTACCCATTTTAGAAGCCATAGTTTCTAAAGAAGATACAGAAGGATCAACGTTCTTATCGAAGTTTCTCCACATTTCAATTACAGGAACTGTACCGTCTGCTTTCATTCCACCTTTCATCATTAAGTCAGCACGAGAGCTAACAGAATAGTGAACGTGAGCTTCAGCACCACCTACATAGTTGTAGAATTCACGGAAACCTGCATTGATGTTACCGATATCAGAGAAACGCTCACCGTATTCACCACGAGCAGATCCTTTACGGAACACCTTAGTACCCACCTTTAAGTACTTGTTATCCAAATACTTAGCGTTGTCGTTGTTTACCAACTGAACAGTGTAGATGAAACCGTCACCTGCTGGGATAATATCATCAGCTGTGATGTACATCTCAACACCGTTGTACTTGTCATAAGTGATGATATCACCATGACCAAAAGAACGCTTATTCAATTTAATCTTGAAAGACTGACCATCAATACCTTTAGTGGCATTTGCTGATTCAATATCTTCTGTAATGTATGGAAGATCCTGCGTTACTGGAATCTGCCACTTGTACTCACCACGTGCGTTATCTACTGAGATAACGTTCTTACCGCCAAAGCTAGACATCTGGTACAAAGGCATTTCTACCTTTTGAGCCATAGCCCATAAATCTACAGGACCTAAGTCTGTAGGTTCTGCTGACTTTAGCAAGTTTGAAAGGTGGTAGCTGTCTACGTGCGAGCTAGTCTGATAGCTGGTATCTCGTAGAAATATACCATTGTTCAAAACTGGAGTTGCCATGAGGCTTTTATATTTAAGGGTTAATAAATAATTTAAGTAAAATTAGCGTTTAAATATGTTTGTAGGTCTAGCAATCTTTCTAGTCCTAGTTTCATCTTCATCCTGATAAGTAGAGACATTTTTACGAGCTTGCTCTGTCTTTAACTGTCTCACTGTTTGTTCTACCGCTTGGTTCTTTCCTTGTTTTACCAAGTTCTGACGGTATTCTTCAGGATTAGATAATAACCATAGTGCTTCAGCAATCAATGGGTAGTTAGGTTCTACAAACTGATACTTCTCTAAAAGATGACCTAACTGGTTAGTTGGTCGTCCACTAATAGAAGGATAGTTAGGTTGAACTAATCCACTATATAACTGAGCCTGAGTCTTTTTATCCAACTTAAGTCCGTTAATCTCTGCTGGTCTCAAAGCTTCAAATACATTTTTCATGTATGCTTCAGCAGCTTGTTCTTGTTGCTGCTTTCTGCTTTCTTGTTCTGCAATCTGAGATTGTACAATCTCTTCTTGCATCTGATCCAACTTTGGTTTAAACTGCTTGGCTTTCTTTTCTAGTACACCTAGATCTTTCCAAGTAGTAAGTTCTTCTTCAATCTCCTCTTCTGTACCAAAACCAGTAGCTTGTAAATAAGACTTTACAATACCTTCTTGGTCGTTCTCATTAGTAGGATCTAACTGACGAACCTGTTCAACCTGAGCTAGAGCTTGGAAAAGACCTTTTAAATCTTGTCCTCCATCTGCTACGTACTTAGCTGCATATTGCAACTCTTCTGGTAATGACTCAAAAAACTCTTGAGGAGTCTTTGCAGCAACTTCTTGTTTTAAGTTATCAATGTTGGCTTGCCATAGCTCCTCAACATCTTTCTCTCCAAGACCACCTAAGTAATCTTCTAAAGACTGCTTACTCTCATCATAATCATCAAAGGCAAACATTTCCTTTGACTCAATACGTTTTTTAAGAAACTCTACTAAGCCAGACTTTTCTGTCTTAGGTCTTCCACCTTTAGATTTAGCAGATTGATCATCATCATCATCTTGATCACCATCATCATCCACATTCACAAGGTTGTCAATAAAGTCTTTAGCTGCAGCTGGATCTTTATCCTTTTTATCATCTGCACCATCTGGATCTTTATCATCCGTGTCATTATCATCCTCATCTAAAAAGCTTGTGTCAAACTTTCCTTGACTAAAGATGTTGGGTTTTGGATCTTTTTTATCTTCAGTTGTAGGAGTTACAATGCTATCTGCACCGGGTGCTCCTAACCAACTATCAATATCAAGATCTACTTGCTGCACAGAAGTCTGTACATTGTTTTGATTATCAGTCATTTTGTTTGGTTTTTATGTGTATCTCTACATAATCAATATACAACTTAAATCTTAAAAATTTACTTTTCCTGTAATTTTTTTATCTAAGGTGTGGATAATAGAGCTATAATTATTCCTACTTTTTTGTAGAAGTTTTACCTCCGACATCATACTTGTTCTTATTCTCTCTAGCAATCTGTAATTGTTTGTCTGCAATCTCTCTCTGAGTCTGAATTTTCTCACGCTCAATGTTTAACTTTTGAGCACCTTGTTCTTTTCTAGTCATCTCAGATTCACGTTTCAAGTTCATTTGATCTTGATAACGTTGTTCTTGACGAATACCTTCTAAAGCATCTTGATAGTCAGATTGTTGATTTTGGTTAATATCTACACCAGCACCATATCCTGCAGCTCTAATTTCTGCTACAGTAAGCTGAGTTTGTCTATCAAGATCAGCCTGCTCAGCTCTAAATTGTAAGTCCATCTGCTTCTGACGCTCTTGAGACTCAATCATTTGCTGCTGCATTTCTTGTTGCTGCTGTAACTCAGATTGTTTAGCTGCTTGAGTTTTTTGCTCAGCATCTTTAAGAACACCTGTAAGTTCAGCAATAGACTCAGATTTAATAACATTACCTAAATCATAGATAGAAGCACCAGTAGTATTGTTATTAAGAGCAAGTTGTTTAAGCTGCTCCATTACATTTCTAGCATTAGTCTTAGTAGTACAGAAGATATTTAAGTCTCTCATTAATAACTCAGTACCATTCATCTCAAAGTTAACCTTCTCATCTTTACCAGTAATGTACTGAAGACGTACGCTAGGTTTCTTAGAGTGATAATATTGAGCTAAGTCTGTACGCATTTGGTGAACTCTTGGCATTAAATTATCAGAGTGTTGGATAAAATACTGCTCTGTTTGTGCATAAGAAGCGTTCATAGCTTGTTCTATACCAGTAGCAGTTTCTTGACCAATCATCTGACCCATACGCTGAGGGTTCAAACCAATCACCTCAAAAGCTTGATTCTTAAAGTAACTAGCTAAGTTTACACGAGATAGTAAACGATTAGTTTGTTCTAAGTTTAATACTTGGTAGTGTTGGAAGTTAAGAGCATTCTCAGTGTTAGTAATAGACGTATCTAAAGGTAACATCTGGAAGTTCTTCATGGCTACATAAGCCTTAGCCATATTATTCTTACCCCAATCTTCACCCATAGAGTGACGTGGTAAAGAGTTCTGGTCTAACATGATAACTGTTCCTAGCTCATCTACTAAGATGTCAGCAATCTGGTTATTTACAATATTATAACCTATCTGATATGGCTTCATAAGATCTACCAATGAAATACTGCGGGTGTTTCTATCACCAAACACAGAACCTTCAACTGGAAGTTTACATCCATAAAGTGTTGCATCTCCTTTAAACTGGAATGGAATACGTCCTGGTTTACCACCATTAAGACCTAAATAAATAGGATTGATACCTCCAGGGTTATTCATACCCCAGAACGCAGGACGGTTAGGTCCAATCTTAACGCCACCCCAAGTTTCGTTAATCCAAATCCAGTCAATATGTTCTCCAAAGATTAAGTTATCTTTAGACTTTTGCTTGTATATAGAAGTATTATACAGAGGTTTATCTGTAACTTTATAGCTTTCACCAATGATATCTTGGATAATTTCTCCTTCTTCTGTAATCTTAGTCAAGTGACCAATCTTACGTTGAGACTTCCAATAGATTGTAGATACACGTAGTAAATGAGACTTGCCAAAATCCACTGTATCCTCAGAATCCGCTAAAATCCACTCTACAATATCTCCTGTACCAAACTGTGTGTCGTATAAAGAAGCATATTGTCTATAACCTAATGATGGCATTTCTGTATTCCAATCATGAGATTTAGTAGGATCATAGTATGTACCGTCATTCTGGTATCCTTGTACAGCATACCCAGCTGAACGTACAGGATAGATGGCTTCTAAGGACTCCAATTGATCTTGGGTCATCATCCATCCATACTTGTCAATAACGTCTGATACAGACATCATATCCATCTTTCCTACCCAGTTTCCTTGAGAGATGTAACGTACATCTGGAGACTTGTGATAGAAAGTAAGTAATGGGTTCCAAAGCTCTACATCATAGTCGTCCTCATTCATCTTAAAATGCCAGAACTCTCTATCTGTAATAAGCATATCTCTAAATGCACGCTCTTCAAGCTCTTGCATTTTAAAGCGTTCTTCATCTACTGACATCTGGTGGGTAGCCCACTCTTCAATCATAGATCTGTAATCTTTACGGAAAAATCCTTCAATCTCAGGAAGCTGTTGTAGATTTTCTGGGGCTAAAGCTTTCTGCATTTCTTCAGAATCTAGCTCAATACCCATATTCATCATCTCAATCATCATCTTTCTCTCAGCATCCTCTAGTAAAACTTTCTCTACCATGGAACGCTTTTCCTCCATCATTTCATTATATGAGATGTCGTCAATAGCCTTAAACATGATACGTGAGCTTCTTTTAGAGAACTCATTACATAACACGTTGATTACGTTAGGAATAATAGGATAGAACTTAAGCTCTAATGCAGACTCATCCTCTTTTGTTAATGTGTCAATAAGATCAGCCATCTCATTGTCTTCTTCTACAATGTAGTCAGCCTTATCAATAATACCCTTAGCTAGCTTGTAGTTCTTCATTAGTCTACGAGCATTACGTCTAAGTTGTTTCATACCTTGGAACTCTAACCAATCTAGGTTCCATGCTCTCCATTCCTCATCCTTCTCTTTTTCAGATATAAACTGGATAGGCTGGGTAAGTGTACCCATTTTGTTATAATCCGCCTTTTTCCCAGATTTAAGATCTAGAGCATTGTATATCTGCATGATATTTAATTATTTAAGTCTGCTGGTTCTTCAGCAATTGAATTAGTAAACGAAGAAGTTGTTAAAATACTAGATGGATTAGTTGTACTCATACCAATATTACCAGAACTACTGATAAACATTGGCATAGTATAGTTTGGAGTAGTACTAGTATGCCAAGTACCTGTTGATGTAGAAGGAATATGCACAAGTTCTTTTTCCTCTTCCTTTAAAAGAAGTAAAGCCTCTTCGAGTGTAATATAGTTTTCTTTAACTAGTCTAGATAAGATCTTTACCTTTTCTGTGTGGAGCTCATTGTTTTCCATATTATTTCATATTTTTAAAGGGATTACGAGGGGCTCTTGACATACCTCCATTACCTTTAGAACCACCAATATGTCTAAAGGGGCTCCAATTTAATTTACTAAATTTCTGGGAGTTATCCAAGTTTTCTTTTGTAACTTCTACACGTTTAGTTAGTCCTCTATTACTCTGTTGTACCTTAGCAAACGCTATAAGGGCACAAAATGCTACTAAACGGTCAACGTTTAAGCCATCTCTATAAGCTTGCATCTCACGTAAAAGCATGATGTCAGGGATACGTTCTACACCATAAACAGTTTTTACGATGTCACCGTTCTCTTTAGTCTCATGATCCAGCTCTTCTTTTAGGAATTCAATACCATAAGATAGTACGTTTCCTTTAAAGAGTGTACCAACGTTTTTCCATCCATACTCTTGGAATACGTTACGGTTGGCACCAATATCTTTTAAGAACAAAATCATGTCTTTTGGTACTAAGTATCGTTGCTTTCTTTTAGAGATCATATACTGAATGAATAAAGCTACGTTATTTTCCACAACTGTCCAAGCATTATACCACTCTATAAGAAGCTCAAGTCTTTCATGAGTTTTATTAAGATCGTCAAAACGTCCACACCATGATGCTACAATCATGTCACGTTCTATCTCATTTTTAACCATTCCGTTACCATCATCCTTGATCACCTCTACTGGATTCTTATATACGTATATAGAACATAGTGATTCTGAAGTAGTTGTCTTTCCTTCTCCAACAGGGTCCACAGAAGCATAGTACATCCCAAAAGGAGGATCTTTATGTGGTCTCTCGTAAATACACAACACTCCTTCTTTATCTTCAGTCTTTTTAGATATAGGAAACTCCATGATAGGAATCTTTCTAGATGGTTTATCTATAATCTTTCCTTCAGCGTTACGAGAAAGCTCTAAATATTCTACAGGATATTCTTTATCTTGAATACGTTGCATCTGTTTAGCTACCAAGTGTGGTGGGAATACACTTACCTTACGTGTAGCAAAAGCTTCTTCAATACAACGTGGTTGCTGTGAGACTGTCAACTGATAAGCTGCCGGATCTAAATCCTTCTTCATCTTATCAAATTCTTTCTCTAGAGCCTCTAAAGCTTCCTCAACCTTAGAATTACCCCACTGATCAATATACGGAGGCATAGACCACTGTTCTGGGATAAATAGACCGGTAATTCCTATTGTCCCATCTTTATCTACAAGATTAGACTCTACACCATAGAATCCATTTTCTTCTGGATGCATGATATATTCTTTCATAGGTTCACATTGATCCAAGTCACCAACAGATCCTGCTGCTATAAACTGACCAGTAATCATATGACCAGACTTTAATGCTGGCTTCATGAAACCATATGTGTCATCCATTTTAGGAGCAATACCAGCCTCCTCGTGAAAGAAGTATGTTACGGGTCCACCGACACCATGGGTAGGATCTTTCTCAAAAGAGTATAGGTTGATCGTGGATTTCAAACCTTTATAAGTATCACGACCACCTATCCTCACTTTAATCTGTTGCTGCCACGCCCCGACTTTGTCAGGCTCAGCTGGACGATACCAGGCTGTATGTTCATTTAAGAAGTTCTTATATTCATTAAGAAACTTCCATGAGCCTTTCTCGTTTATATAATCCTTTAGAGAAGCACCAATCTTTAACACAGCTCCTTCTTCAAACCAATACTGGTTGATTAACTTAGCCATGTGGAAATAAGAAGATGCTATCTGACGCTTTTTTAGAATGATGGCATGCTTCCAATGCATTTCAGCAAGATGTTCATATAATGCCATGTGATATTGGGCATCTCTCACCTTAGCAAAGTCAAACCTCTTTTCTTCTTTATCATAGATAGGTAAGAAGTTTAACCACATGTAATAATCCCTACTAACATACCAAGCTTTTCCGGCATCTTTTATGATTATACCATTGCGGCATTTTGCTTTCTGATCATTCCAGTAAGCAATAAAGTCTTTAGTCTTTACAGGTGCTGCACAATAGTATCCTTGTTTCTGAAACTTACGACCTTCTTCATTGAAGATCTTACTAGTTTCATTAAACTCATACTTGCCGGGTTCTTTGAATATAGATAATAAGAAGTCTCTAAACTCTTCTCTTGTATAGAAGGTAGTTACATCCCATGCTCCATTTTCATATGTAGGTATTTCTTTAAACATTATTATTAAACTCAGTGTCAGTTAACTTATGTACAGCATTAATGTCACCTTTTCCTC